CTGCTATTGATGCTATTCAGTTTAAAATGAATAGTGGGAATATAGATTCTGGCACTATAAAATTATATGGAATAAAAGGAAGCTAATGAGTATTGTAAAATTAAATAATAGATCAGTAAAAGATGTAACAGCTTTTGGTTCAATATCTTCTCTTGGAAGTCTTACACATATTGCAACACAAACAGCTTCATCATCTGCGAGTGTAAATTTTACATCAGGGATTGATAGCACTTACAAGGAATATATTTTTTATTTTGTAAATATGCACTCAGCAACTAATAATACACCTTTTCAATTTCAAGTTAATGCTGATGGTCAAACAGGATTTAATGAAACTATTACATCAACTCATTTTTCAGCGTATAATGGTGAAAGTGTTGTTTCTACAGGTTTAGGATATAGAACCGATAATGATCTTGCAAATGGTACTGACTATCAATTTCTTATAAATGCTGGTAATGGAAATGATGAAAGTCAAAGTGGTTATTTACATTTATTTAATCCTAGTAGCACAACATTTGTAAAGCATTTTATAGCACGTTTTTCAACAACAGAAAGTGCTTACAATTCAGATAATTTTACTGCTGGATATATAAATACAACATCAGCAATAGATGAAATATCTTTTAAATATTCATCAGGAAATATGGATAGTGGACAGATATTGCTATTCGGATTAAATTAACATAAAAAGGATATATTATGCCAAGATATAAATTAGTAAATGGAGAACGAATACAGCTAACTGCTGAAGAAGAAGCACAAAGAGATCAAGAAGAAGCTGATTGGAACGCTGGTGCGTTTGATAGAGCAATCGCAGATTTAAGACAAAGAAGAAATGCTTTGTTATCATCTACTGACTTTTATGCTTTATCTGATGTTACTATGTCAGATGAAATGAAACAATATAGACAGGATCTAAGAAATATTACAGAAGGTCTTACAACTGTTGAAGATGTAAACGCTGTCGTATTTCCAACTAGACCATCCTAATGAAATATGTTTTAAGTATGATACTTTGTAGCGGTGTTGCTACATCATGTTTAGAACCAGTGCCTTTAGAAGATAGATTGTATGATGATGTTTATTCATGTATGATCGCTGGTTATAAAGAATCAAGTTCTAAAATAATAGAGATAGGACCTGATGATGTAAATGATTATGAGATATATATAAAATTTTATTGCAAAGAATATTTAGAGGGAGTCAATGCGTAAAAAAAAGAAAGTTACAAGTAAAGATTATGGGGAGTTATCGGCTGGAGTTAGACTTTCAACACATGAGAAAGTTTGCGCAGAACGAATGAAAACACTATTTAAAGCAATAGATGAAATGAGATTAGAAATAAAACAACTAAGAACAGACGTATCAAAAGGGAAAGGAGCAATCAACTTATTAATCATATTAGGTGGACTAGCAGGAGCTTTGCTAGGCTACTTCAAATGGAATGGTTAGGCACTCCTCAACAATAGCAGGACTAACTAGCGAAATCACAGCACAACTTAAATTTGCCAAAGACCCAAACATTTTAGTTTTCACACCATTAGGAGGTCTTGGTCCTATTGATATTATAACCCTAAATATTAAAACAGGTGAGTACAAAGCCTATGATGTAAAATCAAAAAACACTAGAAAAAAAGATTTTATAGGTAAAGATGGATATAAAAGGAACACAGTTGGATCATTGATAAATAGACCTAAAAGTGATATACAGAGAAAATTAAATGTTGAAATTATATATGTGGATTAAATAACTAATATGCTGCCATACAATATATTATTTAAAATAGGCTCTAAAGCTGTAGGGACTTATATGAACAGACGAGCAGAGAAGAGTGAACGCAAGCATCAAATTGCTCTTCAAGAAATGCAAACTGGTAATGAAAGAGCAAAAAGAAATGGATCACTTATATTAGATTTAGTATTAGGTGCATTTATATTAGCACCATTAGGTATACTTGCTTATGCTACATTCTATGGTGATATGGCTATGTTAAAAAAAGTAGAGTTTTATTTTGAACAACTTAAAAATATACCAGAAGTTTATTTATATTTAATTTTTATTGTAGTGGGTGGCAACTATGGAATATCTGTTACTAATTTATTGTCCAATAAAAAATTTAAAAAATGACACTAGCTGCTTTTGATCCCTCATTATTATCCAACTATGAACAGCCAAAACATTTATTACATTTTCAATGGAAAAATTCTGATACTAAAATTTATAGATATGCTTTAGTTGAAGTAATTGATATAACTAAAATAGATCATAAAACAAAAACTAAACAAGATGAGAAAGGATTAAAACAAAAGGATATATGGTTAAAAAAATATTCGTACAACAATACAGTAAAAGGATAACACACTTATCTCAACAAGGATATGGCAAGAAAAAAATTCAACGTAGAAAAAATACCTCACGAAAGAATACCAAAAAGAACTAGCATAGGTGGCGGTAGAGTTAAAATGAGTAGTATGAATAAACATAAAAAGCGTTCATACAAACGTAAAAACAGAGGTGGAATGTAAATAAAAACATGGTATATCAAATCAAGGAGATAATATTATGGATAAAATAAAAGAAGTGATAAAACATTTTTGGTCTGACCATAAAGTTGTATCAGGTATAATTATTTTAGTTATTGTTATAGCAACTATATTGTAATGAAGATCAGCGAAAGTACATCAGTAAGCATGCCAATCAAAAACATGTTGGCTATTATTGCTGGAATTATCGCTGGCGTAATCGGTTACACAGAACTTACTGCTAGACTTACGTCTCTTGAAACAAGTCGTGAGCTTATGCAATCTGACCTGCTCAAGGCTTCCGATCAGAAGCCAGTAGATCAGGAGCAATTTTTGATTCAAGAATCACTAGCATCTGATTTGGAAAAAACTATAGTGCGTGTGGATGAGATGATGCACAATGGTGTAAACATTGAAAGGATGATAAAAGATATTGAAAGATTGCGTGATGATGTTGAAAAATTAAAAGATAAGGTAAGAGAAAATGGAAGTAGTTATAGCACTAATAATGTTTCTAAATAATGAAAGAGTAGAATTTACTTATAAAGATACTTTATCTGCATGTCTTAAATCAAAGCGCATAGCTTTACGTGAAGTAAATCCACAACGTGTTAGATTTGAATGTAAAAAAGTCAAAGCACAAACAGAAATATATATGGGTCAAAAAAAAATTACAAAGATTATAGATTGATATGGCAATAGATAAATCAAAAATGAAATGTAATAAACCTAAACGACAAGTTCAAGGTGGTAAAAAATTTGTAGTCAAAGCATGTAAGGGTGGCAAATCAAAAATTATTAGGTATGGAGATGCCAATATGAAAATTCGTAAGTCAAATCCAGCAGCTAGAAAAAGTTTTAGAGCAAGACATAGATGCGCTACAGCAACTGATAAATTTACAGCACGTTATTGGTCCTGTAAAAAATGGTAAGAAAAACTTGGAATAAAACCAAAGATAGAATTTTTGTTTGTGGCTACTGCAATATGTGTGAAAAAGAATTGTTGAATAACGAGGGTGGATGGATTATAAATGGAGAGAAGAAACACTTTTGTCACGATGGTCGTGATGGAAGTTGTTTTGATAAATATTGTCATACAAAAAAGGAGGCACAATGCCGGGACACTATGGAAAAAAAATGAAGAAACCAATGAGTAAAAAAAAGAAAATGGATAAGAAAAAAAATAAAACAAAAATGAAAGCGAGTAAAAGATAATGCCGGGTAAAGGTAAAAAAAAATATACTAAGAAACAAATGAAGATAGCTCGTGTTGCAGAACCTAGAGATAGGATCACAGGAGCTGACTTTGCAAAGTTAAAAAAAAA